GCGGCTCCCGGTATTGCTCAGTTGTCTGACGCTGTGAGGAAATGGGAGGGCGTTGCCATTCCCGAAGACCTTGAAACAGGACTCACAAGTCTGGCAAGCGGCGTGAAAGCGTTCAGTTTCGCTTTTGCAGGAGGATGGTCGATTGGGACACTTGTCGGTCCGCTTGGCGATTTGGTTGACCCAGTGAGGAAATGGAACTATGTCAAAGTACCCGAAGGTATTGACAGCTCGCTCAAGCAGCTGGCCGATGGTGTGAATGCATTTAGCTTCTCGTTTATGAGCGGGTGGTCACTTGATACGCTGGTTGGTCCACTTGGCGATTTGGCCGATGCAGCGAGAAAGTGGAATGGTGTCACATTAGAAGGTGTATCGCAGGAACTTACCAGTTTCGCAGACAGCTTGAAGAATCTCGGGACGGTTAGTGTATCGGGGCTCGTGCTTGAATTTCAAAAC